ATTGTAAATCCGTCTGTAGAACAGATTCAAGAATTACCAACTAATGATGATTTGGTCCTAAGTGGAAGACTCAAAATGGAAGGGACTGCCCTTGGTAGTAGTGACATAATTTTGAGTGGTGGTAGTGATGCAGTATGTATGATTGCAAATCAGAACAGTGCTAGTAATCTAAGTAAAATAGGTATAAATTGTCACAACAACGCTAATAATGCTAGTCTACAAGTAGCAGAATTTAGTGTAGGTGCGAGTAATGCTGTAGAAGTTAAATCTTTTGGAAAAATTACCGCAACAGAATTTCATGGTGGTGGAACAAACATAACTGGTGTTGTTAAAGGTGGAGTTGGATCTGATACTGAGATACTGTATAATGTAAGTGGTATATCTAGTGGATCTAATTTAAGGTATGATCCTACCAAACTAGATGGTGGTTTGCACTTTGCAAATACTGCTGGTACAGCAGGTGCTGCCATAAGGTGTTATCACAGTAGTATCACTGGTGGTGATAATTCGTTAATCTTCTATACTGGTGGTTCACTGTTAGGCACCATCAATCTAAGGATATTTAATAATAGTGTTACTGTACCTGGTGCTCTTACCAAGGGTAGTGGATCATTTAGAATACCTCACCCATTACCTGCATTAAAAGATACAAAGGATTTAGTACACTCATTCATTGAAGGTCCACAATGTGATAACCTTTACCGTGGTAAGGTTGATCTAGTAGGTGGTACGGCTACAGTTAACCTTGATACTAAATCTGATATGACTACAGGAACTTTTGTAGCATTAAATAGAGATGTGCAATGTTTTACAACAAATGAAACAGGATGGACTGCTGTTAAAGGCTCTGTCTCTGGTAATATATTAACTATAACAGCACAGGATAATACTTGCACCGATACTATCTCTTGGATGGTTGTTGGTGAACGCCAAGATGATAATATTAAATCAAGTATTCTTACTGATGCTACTGGTAAGTTAATCATGGAACCTAATCAAATACCACTTCCACCTACAAGTTAATGGCAATAAATTTTCCTAATAATCCAAATATAAATGATATCCATAGTTCCTCTGGTCAGAATTGGAAATGGGATGGACTTACTTGGAAGTCTACTGGCAATACAGGTGATGGTGGAATAGCAGGTATTAATACTGAAGGAACATCTGGGTTTAATAATATTAAGATAGCTGGTATCTCTACTATTGGACAATTATATGTTACTGGTATAACAACACTTGCTGGAGATATCTATTTGGGAAAGGATGGTGATGATGACATTAATGTTAATGGAGACTTTATAAGTGGTTTAAATCCTAAACAGAATGGTACATTTGATTTAGGAACACCAGGGAAGTATTGGAGAAAAGTATATGTTACTGACACAGTAGTTACAAATCACATAGGTGCTACTGGTATTGTAACTGCTAATGCATTTGTTGGAGATGGATCTAACTTAACCAATCTTCCTAGTGCTCCAGGATCAAGTACTCTTGGTGGTTCTACTTACACTGCTGCTGCAGGACAAACAGAGGTATTGGATAGTATTGCTACAAGTAATGTGACGGCAGATTATAATCTGTATTTCAGTCATGCTCTTGGTAAGCAATCCCAACAAGTTACAATATTGAATGATGCAAGTATTGGTGATTCTCATATTCAACAATCTGGGATAACTTTTAATAATCATCTTCTTGTTTCTGTTGGATCATCTATTGTTGGTGGTAACATAACTCTAAATGCTATACCAGAAACTGGAGTTACTGGAACAATAACTTATAAATTCTTTAGAACGGAGGTATCATGATTAGTACAACATTAGATTCAAATACTGGAAGAGTTCTTGTTGTATATCCTGATACTCAACAAGCATATACTGTATGTGTAAAAGATGCTGCAGATTGGAAAGAGATTCACGATTATATAATTGATGAAAATAATATAGACAATATACCAAATAGAAAGATTGATTGTACTTCAGAGATGAAGTGTTCTCCAAAGAGAAGTGTATATGAAATGTCTCCTGCAGAGGCAGATGTATTAAAAAATCATCCTAAAGTTGACTGGGTTTTGAGATCTCATTTATATAATGAGTATGAGATAGAGCAGAGAAAGTATGATCAGGAGTTTGATAGTCATATAACCACTGATAGATTTAAGTATCCTGTTAGAAATAGGAGAGATTCTTCTAGTGGTGGAGGTAATCCAGGTGCAGTTTTAGATTTTACTCAGTGGGGATTATGGAGACATTCAAATAAATTTAATGTTTTTGGTCCTAATCCAGAGGTTCCAGTTGAAGTACATTATACTTTGACTGGAAAGAATGTTGATGTCGTTATTATGGATACTGGTGTTAGATGGGATCATCCAGAGTTTTTAAAACCAGGAATCACATCTGTTCCTGATCCTACTGCTTGTGAAGATTATACTAGAGTAAGAGATATATTAATTCACGGTGCTTCTGAGTATAATATTAATTGGGCTTCTGAAGGTTTGGTTGCACCTGGAACTTCAACACTAGCAAATTATAAAGTTCAATCTGCTTTAATGATGGATAAGGGATATCCTAGTTATCCTTATAGTATAAGCTATCATGGTAGTCATGTTGCTGGAACTGCTGCTGGAAATCAATTCGGACACGCTTTTGAAGGAAACATATGGTCTATCGCTTGTGTTGATAGAAGTGATTGTGGATGGTCAAATCCTTCTGATGGATTCGATTATATAAAAGTTTGGCATAAGAATAAACCAATTAATCCAGAAACTGGTAGAAGAAATCCTACTGTAGTTAATGGTAGTTGGGGATTTAGACAATTCTTTACTGCAGCAAATAATTATACTGCTACTGAAAGAGGACAAACTTTCCCTAAAGCAGCAATGTCTTCAACTGCTTGTCCATCTGTTTATTGGATGTCCACTTGGGGACCATACAAACAGTTTACTTCTGTGCAAACATATGGTCAAGCAGAGGCAGATGAAGTATTTGCAGATCCTGATTGTCAAGATATTGTATGGGTCTTTGCTGCAGGTAATTCTGATGATAAGCAAGAGATACCTGTAGGTAGGGATTATAATAATACAATAGACAGTGGTACTTTTGTGTATGAAGAAGGGTATAGTAGATATTATAATAGAAGCGGAACACCTGCATTTAGTCATCAAGATAAAGATGATGCTGCAATCGTTGTTGGATCTATAGATGTTTCTACACAAGGTGGAACTGACCAAGAAAGAACATCTAGTTTTAGTAATAGAGGACCTGCTATTGATGTTTGGGCTGGTGGATCTAATATTCTTAGTCCTTATGATACTGGATATGCTGATCCAAGAAACACTAGTTTTTTCAATTATGCTATAAGTGGAACCAGTATGGCAACACCTCAAGTGTGTGGTGTGATGGCATTGTATTTGGAAGCTAATCCAGGTGCTACAAGAGCACAGGCAAGAAAGTGGTTATTTGAACATGGTTCTTTAGAAATGCCATCTACTGCTTTTTATGATCCATATACAAGTAACACTGCAACTGATTCAAACTACTGGGGTAACACTTATAGTCTGAAGAGTTCTCGTCGTAGGATTTTATATAACCCATATGCTAATAATGGGGAAGCATCATTAAGTTCCTAAATCTAAATAAGTAAAAATAACAATGGCAGAAAAAGGTTTCGGTGTAAAGAAAATTAGTTTTGTTCAACCTTCTGGTAGTCCAACACTTACAAGTCCTAATAACATAAATTTAAATGCTGTAAATGTTGCTATTAGTACTGATGTATCAATTGGTGCAACCTGTACTGCCTATGAGTTTAGAGGTGCTATTGCTAGTTGGGAGATTGGTAATGATGGTAATGATCATTATAGTTTTAAAGGACCTGGATTAGATGGTGGAACTAGATTTGATCCTGATATACATCTTGTGAGAGGGCAGAAATATATTTTCCATAATAGATCTTCAGGTCATCCGTTTAGAATTCAAAGTACTATTAATGGATCTACAGGTACACAATATAATACTGGTGTAACTAATAATGATGGTGCTGCACCAACAGATATTGTATTTGATGTTCCGCAGGATGCACCTAGTGTGCTTTACTATCAATGTACAGCACACCCTAACATGGGTGGTAGACTTATTATTGAACGTAGTATTACTAAAGACTTTTCAGGTACTCATCTTACAGGTTATACAGTACAAAAGTCTGATGTTGGGAAGATTATTGAGATGGGAAATGCAGGATCTTCTTTAACAGTTAGTCTTACTCCAAAGTCTACTTCAGGATGGGTGAGTGGAGATTCATTCCAAATTCTTACAAATAGTAATCAACTTACAATCTTGGATGCTTCTACTCTTTCTGCTGGTAATGTCTATTCTCACATTAACAATGCAGGTTATAGTCTTGGTAATAGAACATTGAGGGGATATTCATTAGTCACAGTGACTTATAT